CTGCGGCTGGTTCAGCGCCTCGGTCAGACCGCGCAATTCTGCGCGAAACTCACCGCCCGAACGTACGATCTCGCCAAACGACCCCCGAAATTGCTCGATCCGGGCCTCGACATCCACCCAATTGACCAGCCATGTCCGTACCTCGGCCCCGTCAAACCGTCCTGCCAACAAATCCGCCTCGGTCATCGCCGCATCAGACAGTGCGCCCATCGCCTCCGAATTGTCTACCGCCAGCCCCGTCGTCTGCTGCAACACCCGCGCGCTCATTCCGGAACTGGCCTTGAATTGCAAACCCTCAAACTGCAAATCCCGATCGTGATCGGTAAACCCATAGGTCACTCCGTCGCGCCGCCGCACCGACCAAGCCCGACAAACGGTTGTGACTCCCGTTCCCAGATGCTCGTGTATTCCCATCACACCCGCACCTCGATCACCGGCACGTTGGGCACTTCTCCGGCCTGAAATGACCCGATCGAGGTTTGAATCCGGTCGGTATCAAATCGCACCGGCACGTCGAACTCGAACCCTGCCGTGATCAATGCGCCGATATCGGGCGCTGAGGCAAAGGTAACGACCCCGGTTGCCGCGTCCACCAAAAACTCCAGCGTCTCGACCTTGGGATCATTGGCCAGCGCCACCTGCACCGTTCCCGCCACCGGCTTTACCATCGGACGGACATAGGTCTGATCCCCCGACACATAGGTTTTCACCAGCGGGAATGTCGTTTTCACCCCGTCCCCCCGCCCAATCGTCTGATCAAATGGGCCCACCTTCAACGACGGCTTGCAGGACCGGAAATCCGACCAGTCTTTCCATCGAAAACCATGCAACTGCCCGCGTCGCGCCTCGAAAAACGCAATAAGCGCCTCGACATCATCTAGGCTGCGCAAGCCCAAGCCCGCATCATACTTGCGCCGCGAATGGGCCCAGGGCGTGTTCCGCTCTTCAAACCCGTTCGCCAGCGTGACCACCTCGGTCCGCCGTTCCGGCCCACCCATCGACCCGAAGCTCAGGTTGACCGGAAACCGTATATCGTGAAACGTCATCTTCCGGCCCCTACCTGTTGCGCTGCCCGCGCGACAACGCCCGCATCGCTTGTGCTGCAATCTGACTTTGGCTGCGCTGAAATCCCTGCACGTCGGGGGTCGAGATGTTCATCACCACCGTGACGGCCCGCCCCCCGCCGCTTTGCACGCCCAGCCGCCCATCTGCGCCGCGCGCCAGCGGCATGATCGCCTCCGGCCCCGCCTCGCCCATCAACCCGGTCCCGCCGCGCATCGGAAACGCCGTCGCTTGCGCCACCACACCGCCCTTTGCAAATGGCATCACCCGCCCCTGCGAAAACGCCCCACCCGCCGCAAACGGCATCAGCCCACCCAACAACCCGTTCACCCCCTGCGCCAGCGCCCCGCCCAAGGCGCTTTGTACCGGTCGCATGGCCACGTTGTAGACCGTGTCCGCCATGCTGCTAGCGACCGACTTTAGCGCGTCCGACAGTTTCATCCCGTCGAACACCAGCCCGTCGAACGCCCGCCGCAGCCCGCCCGAAAACCCAGAGGAAAGCGCTCCAACCTCGCGCCCGGTAAAGGCCAGACTGTCCCGCATCCGGGCCAACTCGCCATCGAACGCGGCGATCATTCCCGTGGTCCCGGCCAAAGTCGCCTCCAACCCCGCGATCTGGTCCGTCAGATCGTCAAATTCCGCCATCGCTTCGCCCCTTTCCCACATCCGGAAACGCCGCCGCCAACTGTTCCAGCCGCGCCCGCGTCAGCGTCGGGGCGGTGCGATCCGCCCCCAGCATGATTTTCAACTCAACGGGCGACAGCCGCCAGAACACCGCCGGTTCCAGCCCCAGCCCCAGCAACCCCGCCCGCATCAGCCCTGGCCAATCGAGGCTCATTCGCCGGGCAACGCGAACGCCCGCGCCAATAGTTCCGCCGCCGCCCGCGCCGCTTCCAAAGGTCCGCCGCCAATTTCTACTGTCCGCAAGTCGGCCGCCGTGCCCTGCCAGCCCCCGCCACGCAGGCCTGCGACTATCAGCGCCAGCACGTCACGGGTTGAAAACCGTCGCGCCTCAAATCGCTCCACCAAGTCGATCAGCGAGCCCGTTACCAGCGCCGCCTCCAACTCGGCCAGCGCCCCCAGTGTCAGCTTGGCTATATGGCGCTGCCCGTCCAGCACCACCGCTACCTCCCCAGCCCAAGGATTCGCCATCATAGCGCCGTAAAGGTCAGCGCACCCGCCGAGGCCAGCGACAACTCGTAGGTCGCTTCGCCATTGTGATTGCCCGCGTATTCGATCGACGTGATCTGAAACGGACCTTCGACCACGCCAAAACTGGGCACGATCACCTGAAACTCCGGCATTTCGGCGTCAAAGAAAATCTGCCGCGCCCGCTCATCCGTGTTGGCATCGCGAAACACGCCAGACCCCGAGATCGACGCGGTCTTGACCCCTGCGCCCGCCAGCAACTCGCGCCAGCCCCCGGCACTGTCCAGACTGGTCACATCCACCGTTTCCGCATTGAAACTGATCCGCGTGGCCCGGAGGCCCGCTACCGTTTCAAACGATCCATCGCCGATCATGTCGACCTTTATCAACAGGTCCTTGCCGCTCTGCACCGCCATCGTATTTCTCCGTTATGTCCAAGGAAGCCTCCGGTTATCCACCGAGTTGGCAAAAACTACATTTCGACCCGCGCCCGAAAGGTCAGGTCGATCCGCCGGGTGTCACCCTCGCCGAGCCGCCGCGCCTGCGCCCGTACAAATGCCAGATACACCAGTCGCCCCGTAGTCAGCGTCATCCCCGCCCCGACCAGCGCCTCCGAAACCGCCGCGGCTACTATCTTGGCAGCGCGGAACCCCGATACCTTGCTGATGACCGACACTGCCAACAGATGATCCGCCCCGCCGCCCGACTTGTCTGAACGATCGTTCACAACTTCGGGGCCTATCAGAACGAATGTTTCGGGTCCGACTCCCGGCGGAACGGCGTCCAACACCGCCACCCCCGCCAAAGCTGCAAACCCAGTCAATCGCACGTAAACCGCAGCCTGTAACGCCGCCGCCGCTGCATAACTCATGCCGGTTCTTCCTCGCGTGCAAAGCAGGTGAGGTAAGCCCCCGACAAATCGCGCTCGGTCACCGCCAGAACGACATAGACCCGCACCCCGTCGCGTAGCCGCTGCTCGGGCCTAGGCCGCTGCGGCGACCCCACCGCCGCGCCCCGCACCGTGATGCGGAACCCGACTGTGGCTATCACGACTTCTTCTCCGTCGACTTCACGCCCCGACGACGGTTTGACCTCACCCCAGATCACTCCCAGCGGCACCCAGGAAACCGTCAGGCCCCCGGCCCCATCCGCCGCCTCGATCGGATCTTCCAGCACCAGACGCCGGTTCAACATCACCTTCATGCCGTCCCCCCGCCCAACACCCGCACGTTGCGCCAGCGTTCGATCAGCGCCTGAACCGAAAACGGCAGGCCTGCCACGCTTCCCGCCTCGTGCCGCCGCTCGTAATACTCCGCCGCCAGCATCAGCACCGCCTGCGCCAGATCGGCGGGAACCTGCGCCCATGTCGCGCCAAACCCCGCATCGAACACCACTTCTGCCCGTCCATCATTCGGGACCGTCGGCAGCAGAACCCCGACCGAAGCCAACCGGGGCCGGTGCATGTCCGGCACCAACCGATAGCGCGCCGCCGCCACCAGCGTCGACACCCCCGCCACGTCAATCAACGTGACCGAGACGACAGCCGTCACCGGCGCTATCGGCAACGACTGCCCGCTTGCATCGCGCCAATCCTCCAGCGTCAGCAGAAACCTGCGGGCAATCAGGGCCTTGCCGATCCGCTGCTCCACCTGCGCCATCGCCGCGCGCAGATAGCTCTCGATCAACCCATCCTGCATACCGTCATCGGTGAACCCGGTCCCCAACCGGAGATGGTCCTTCAACCCCTGCACCGGCAGCGCCGCGCCTGGCACTGCCGTCTGCTCAATCAACATCATCTGCGCTCTCCAAAGACCCCCAGACTGGGCGCGCGCCCCGCACCATCCTGACGGAGGGGGAGCTGTTACACGGCACGGGAAACCGGCGCGCGCCCAAGGCCCGGACCCTTGCGGGTCCAAGCATCCACCACCCCGGTCAGGAGGTGGCGAATCTCAGCAGCTTGATCGCGGCAAAGTCGGAAACATCGCCGCCAACCCGCTTGGTCGCATAGAACAGGACGTGCGGCTTGGCGCTGAACGGGTCGCGCAGCACGCGCAGGTCGGGACGCTCGGCAATCGTGTAGCCCGCCGCGAAATCGCCGAAGGCAATCGCAAAGGCGTTCGCCGCGATGTCCGGCATGTCCTCGCAGATCAACACCGGATAGCCCATCAACCGCGAAGGCTCGCCCATCGCCAACCCGTCCGACCACATGAACCGGCCGTCCGCATCCTTGATCTTGCGCACCGCCCCTGCCGTTTTCGAGTTCATCACGAACGTCGCATTGGCGCGGTAATCTGCCGCCAGCGCATAGATCAGGTTCACGAGGCAATCGACCGGATTGACCGCCGGGAAATCTCCCGCAGCCCCCGACGGGATGTAGCCAAGGTTGCCCCAGGTCCACGACGCGTTCGCCACCTTGGTCGGCAGCAAAAAGCCCTTCGGCTTGTCCACCCCGTCGCCGCTGACAAACGCCGCCGACTCCGCGCGGATGAACCGCGTGGCGATCTTGCCCGCCAGCCAGCCCTCTACGTCAAACGCCGAGTCGTCCAGCAACCGCTGCGACGCCTTCGGCATCGCTGACAATTCATGCAACCGGATCGAAATT